NTCAGTATCAACATCAAGGATTGCCTGTTTGATACTATCCCCACCCTGCGAAGCGTCTACCGATGTTGTTCTGGTGTAACTCATTTTTAAATTCCTGTTTTACCAAAGGTTTCAGAGACTTTAATTACTTGATCTGCAAGCCCTTGTAATTGTTTGTAATATGCTTCTATCTTTTTATCATAGTAATCAGTGTTCTTGCCAAGATCCTCAATGGCAGCTCTCTTGCGAAGAGCAGATTTGATCTTGCTCTTGATTTCCCTGGCCTGAAATCCAGATTTCGGATGAAGCTTCATCACCTGTCTTTCAAACTGTTCCAGGTAATCAACCGGATAAGTTTTAACCCCAGCTAGGGTATCAAGGGCAACAGATACACCAGACCTTGTCCTACCCTTATAGTCGGGCTTTCCACTGAATAGATCCTTAAACTTGCCTATGTCCATCACTGCTGACGGAGCCATGGTCTGAGCAAGATGGCCAAGTCTTTCTTTGCCACCGACCGCAAGCTGTTCAAGCTTTCCAAGGCCAGCAGTTTCTGCCTCGGGCACTATCGGTTGCTGCCAATAGGTATCGAAGTTGGCTATCTGTTGCACTGGTTCCTTAGTAAACGGTTGAGTAAAAGGCATAAGGGCACCAGGGATACCAAAGGCACCACCGGCCTCACCAATATCACCCCAGGGCATCATGTAGGTAAGATTGAGATAGTATTCGCGGTTGTGATTGTCAGTGATCGGGAACCTGATAAAGTTGGGCAGAAATGGAAGGCCACCCTGCATCCAATCTGGACGCATCTCTTTCTTTGCTTCTTCCTCTTCCTTGGTATCCTCGAACAAAACTTTGGCCATAGACTCAACGCCCTTCATCATGGCGAGGGGAAGTGCAAACCTCCAGGGGGTCTTAATTAGTGCCTCTGCCACACGCGGCAGGGCCTTAAAGGTAAAGGTAGCGAAGGGGGCTCCAAGGGGATGCGAGCGATATTTCTCCTGAAAACGTGTTAGCTTGCTATAGTTGAACAACCATTTCTCTGCGTCCTTGGAAGCAGTTTGGGCATCCATCCCTCGCTTTTCCATGTTGTGCATCATCTTGGCCAGCTTGAACCACTGCTCTTCAAATTCATAGGCCCTAGCTGCGCTGGTGGCACCTCTTTTTAGCTTGGAAAGAACCTTTCCAGCCACCTCAAGACTGCCAAGGGCGGACGCCTTGGGTTGTTTCATTTGGAAATTGACATTGTCAAATAAGGCTTCTAGTTCTCCCTTGGTCCAGGTGGCATCCAGTAGGCCGGAAAGCTTCGCCTGCCTCCAAAATTCACCAGGATTCTTCATCTCGTTCCAGGCCCTGCTTAGATAGTGGGGTTGGTCATACAGGGGCATACCCCCCAGGTGGGCCAGGATGGAGTTGGAAAAACAGTTTCGCATGTGGGTTTTCGGGGAGAGGATAACCTTGCCAAACTTCCACGCACCAAGTGATCTTTTCCAAACGCGCTCGGGTGTACCGTCAACCTTAATAAGGTCGGTAAAGTCCTTATAAATTTCTTCGTGAACCCACGCTCCCTTTAGGGCTCCTAGCTTTCTACTGTTAGTTAGCTGCTTGAATCCCTTAGCTTTGAGCTGGTCAACCACCTCTTCTGGTAACTCCTTAATATGCTCCTTCCATTGACCGCTCTTCCCCTTTCTCCACTGAATTTCTTGGGGCACTGCCCACTCAGGATTCTGGCCAACACCCTTGAAGAATTTGGCCATCTCTATATCATGGGTTAGCTGCGAAATAGCCTTTGCTACCGGATAACCAGGAGTCAGGATCTCGCCCATCTCCTTACGGATTTCCTCAGGGATGTCCTTGCGCTTCATAAACCTGGACATATCCATCCGGTCGGGTCGCTTGGCCCCGAACCGCGCTACGAGGGTATCGTATTCCTTCGAGGTATAAAGTCTGGGGAAATATTTACCATAGTTTTTGAAGAAAACTTCCTCGGACAGCAACCCAACCTCAACAGCATTCCTGCCAAGGTTGACAAGCATTTGTTGTGCTTCTGCGGTAACGCCCCTGAGATGGTCGGGTAGGCTTTCTGTCTTAACTGCCCCCCTCAGGGCGTCGCTTACCATGAGCTGCTCATGCTCGCCAAGAGCCATCAACCTATTCCCAACATTGACAGCATACTCTGCACCCATCGCTTGATAGTGGCGCATTTCGTCCATCTCCCGCATATACTCGGGGGCATCCTTGAGCGAGCCACGATAATCTCTGTTGAGAGCCTTTGTGAGCCCTTCACCTATTTTGTAAGGAACCTTCTCAAGCAAGGGAATAAGCTTTTCTTTCAATAGCTTATCACCAAGGTGAGTGTCTATCAGGTCTGAGTATTTTTGCAAGAGGCTCTTGTTGGCTGACGGTGGGGGAGCTTCGGGTAGCAGCTTTTGCATGTGGGCCTTGCCCATAGCCATAATTCTTTTTTCTTTCGGACTTTCCTTCGCTGCCTGAAACAATCTTTCGCTCTCAAAAACAGAATCAAATTTTTCCTCAGGAGACAGCTTTCTGGCACCCTCAACTATCGCGTCATAAACTCCCTTGTACCTCGCAAGGTCGGCAAAGAGGAAATCGCGAGCCTGTCTCGCAGACATACCCTTTTCCTTGGCATAATCCATCACCACCTTGGCCCCAACCTTTCCTTCGCTGTAAATATGCTGGAATTCATCGAGGCCAAGCTTGTCTAATTCCACCCGCAAGCGAGCTTCTATTTCCTCTGGATTCTTCTTAACAAGTTGGCGTACATCTTCTGGCGGACCCATAGGCATGGCTTCCTGGTACATCATGTTTTTAGACATGGAGTCCCAGGTGCCCTTATTAAATACTGACTTGATCTGCTCGGGGCGAAAGGCTATGTAGCTATCGCCAGGGCCCTCTGCTGCGTTGGAGTAGACTATGCCGTCATACCCCTTCTTTTCCAATACCTTTCTGATAGGTTCAAAGCTCTGGTAAATTCTTTCGGAAAGAGGTACATCTCCTGGTAATGATTCAAAAATGTCATTGACAACAAATCCTAAATCAGTTGCCTCTGCTTCTGGGATATAGCCCTTTCTGGCCAATTCCTTGGTTACAGCCCATGGATTGTCCCAATTACCAACGTCTCTTAATTTGACAGGATTTTCGAGCTTGAGATAAACGGGCTTAATATTGGCACCCTCTTTTAGGAAGTCAAGGCTTTCAGCCTTCTGTCCCTTGATGCCTGCAAGTGGATCTGCCTCGCCAGTAATAATGGTCAGGGCTTGATTCTTTTTAGCTGGTCCGGATTTCTTCCAGTCAAGAACAAACTGGTGGGCCTGATCTGCTGTGCCAAGATGAAATCCAATGTCACCCTGCCCAAAGGCTATAAAGTCCCTATCGGTACCGTGATATACAATCTTTGGCAGATCACCTTCGGCAACTACGGATCGGCCAAACCACTTTTTGAAGTTTGAAGTTTTAGCCCACTCTTTAAGCTCACCAATTTGGTAGTAAAGCATTCGTTGCCAGGGGGTATTGAACAGATCGGCCTGCATGGGTCTTGTCTCTCCCCTGGCTGCTAGGTAACCTGCTTCCTTATGGGCTCCCCTGGCTAGTAATGCGTCTGCCGTTGGCTGCTTGGGCAGCTTATAGAGTCCAGGGAACATGATCTCGTGGGGCTCAAGGCGGGAACGCTCTCGATCCCACTCCATCCACTGATTAGCAAATACGCCCAGCCCGCGTTCAACAGCGGAACTCTCTATTGCCTCGATGGCCGCAAGATAGGCGTCACTGGTCGGCATCACCTTGTCCGGCTCCTCTATCCAGTCAACATTCTTGAGATGTTCTGGCACTTCTGGATTGATCTCACCGGAGGATAGGCGAAACTTGACTTCCTTGGGAAGGAAGAACTTACTCATGTAGGTGGCGAAAAAATTAGTTCCACCCCTAGTTTTCAGAATGGTTTCAAAACCATCCTTATAGTTGATCTTAACTCGGATCTTGCTATCCCCCTCCAATATATGTTTCCCCTCATTCCAGGCGTCTATTATCTCCTTGTTAAAGACAGCCTGTGTTTTCTTCGTAGGAAAAATTGAATTCACGGTACGCCTGATTATATGGCGATCGGCTGCGCCTATGGCCGCATTTAGCGGGTCTTGCCATACTCCACCAAAGGCAGCAAGCTTTGTCTTGATACCACCCACTTGGGAACCGATCCGCTCTGTAAACTCAATCCAGCCCTCAGTGTCTTTCTTGTTAAAAAACTCGGGATCTTTCAGAAAGAGGCGGGCAAAATCGGCAATCCTGGTCATGTCAATCGTTCCAGGGTATCCAATCCCACCAGCTTTCAGTTTGTCCAGATTGAAGTCTCTCCGGATCTTGTGGTTTAGTTCCCTTCTTTCTTTCTCGGTAGGAAAATCGGATAGCTGCTCTGCATAGTCAGCAAGCCCCTGGATTTCGTCCATATTTTTGGCCCGTATTCTGGCATATGCAAACTCATTGGGGGTTAGGGCAGCATTCTGAGACATCATACCAAACATAACATTATTAAATACTTGCATACTGTCGCCAGGCTCGGGCATCATGGTCAGAGCCATCTTCTCTTGCAAGCGAGCATGGATATGTTCTGGTATTAAGTTAGGATTGTATCCTTGCGACTTGAGCCAAAGTAAATCTAGCCATGTAAATTTTCCCTGCAGGCCACCAGGGACCATGATCGACCCATTCTCAAAGGGGATCTCAACCGGATCAGTAATCGGCCCCAGGTCAACCACATCGAACATTTCACCAACAAGCTTGATCGCATCTGGATTCAGATCCTTGATGGACGACTTGCTAATATCTATACCCATGTCATCAAGGGCTTTAACGGCTAGGTGACTAGCCATCTCCTTGGCCGGTAGCTGCTCCATCATTACAACGGTAGACTCCCACCGGCCACCAGGGACCTGATACCCCCAGTACCCCTCTTCCTTCATTATGGCTTCAGCCATATTCCAGTCAAAGGGACCACCCTCAAAACGCCTTGCCCTCTCTACTAAGTTGAGGGGATCTGCCTCCACGGGATAAAGCTTGCTTGCTGGTATTTCCGTTCTGTACTTAAAGGGTAATTGGGCAATGTTGGGTTCCGCCTCTCCACCCTCAACATAATAATGGAGGCGGTTGGGAACCTCGGGGTCATCCTCAAGCCTCTTTCTTTCCTCTCCCTTTATGTCTGTTCTGTGATTTGGATTGTCAGGATCAAGCTCGTTAAGGTTGGAGTCCCGCATGTAGCGCACAAGGTAGACGGGTACATCCCTGTCTAACTCGTTAAGATAAGCTAGTACCGCTTCAAGGCTGGCGGCTTCGCCTTCTCCGGTTCCTCCGGTAGGCATGTACCTTTCGTCACCAAGTCCGAATGTGCCCTTCTGATTAAATTGCTTGGCTAGGGCTGTAGCTTTCCACTCTTCCGGCACAGCAACCGAAATGTCTAGCTCGGTCATCCCTGTATCGGAGTTTTTCCAGGTGCCCACGTTGAATCTTTCGTCTTGAAAGATTTCCTTATTCTTTTCTATGAAGCTGGTAACCTGCTCCCTGGTAAGCTCGCCCCGTATATGCTCTGTCTTATCGGGGAAAACACCAACAGCAATCTTCTTATCACCGAAAAGGTTGCGCCCTGTCGCTACGTTATATGTGGCACCACCCTTCTCCCTGGTGAATTCTATGATCCTATCTGAATGCGTATTGGTTTCTAGCTCAGACCCCAACCACCGATCGAATACCTTAGCAACCTCGGGGTTAACTTCCACATTCATACCGGTGGCCTTGGAGTAAATCTTTAACATCCACCGCTTAATTTTGTTGAACACTCCCTTTACTGCAGGGTTTGTTACCTCACCAGTAATAAGGAAACGCTCAAAATCCTTAGCAGCCCACTCGTTCTGACTGTCAGACCATCTCCCAGCCGTAACACCGTAGGCACTTTCTAGTACCTTGGCACCCATGGGGTCTATGGACATTAACTGTTCTTTAGCAACATGAAACGGCTCATGGATAGCAGTCGAAAAGTCTGGACTTTTAAGGGCGTATAAGACAGCCCTACCATCTTTCATAATGTCGACCGCACCACGCGGCATACCCTCAACCTGGGCAGCTCCCGCAATCTTGCGCCCACCGGCGAAGGTAGACTTATACCAATCGTCAAGAGTCATTTCCTTGCCGTTGGCTCTGTGATGGTCTACCCAGAACTCACCCATGGCATCAAAAATGGTAAGTTGGGCTTCGAGCTGGCCCCTGGTCGGGCCGTATGTTCTCATTAGTATGTCGGCAAACCCGTCACGACCTGGAATTATTGGGTAATCCTCGGGCCTTGCCTTGGGCAGGAACATATCTAGGAAGGTAGCTGCGTCATCGCTGCCCTCAGGGGGCAACTCTGCTTCTTGGAAGAGACGCTTAGATTCTACGAGGCGATCGAGAAGGGCTCTAGCATGGGGGCGAGCAACCTTGTCACCCTGGCTTATAATGGTATAGGGATCTACACCAACACCCTTCTGAACAACGATTTCATATGGCTGAGCAAAGGTATCTACACGATCAACCGTAGGGGGTAGGGGGATGATCTCCCCTGGCTTCCGGACATCAATTTTATATACGTTTTGGCCCTTAGCCTTTTCTCCCTCAAGTCTTCGTTGAGCTTCAAGGCTGGCGGCAGACTCTCCGGAGGCGTTAAGCTCTCTCGGAGTTTGGAAGAGACGCATTTGACCGCTTTCGTCGCCATACTTTTTCTGAACCGCAGTTCTGAATTCCTCCATTGAGGGAAGTTTTCGGTCCCGAATTTCGGTCTTTAATTTGGCTGGCTTTGGTGCCTGTAGCGCAGGCTGTCCCACTGTACCGGCTGGTCCCCGTGGGTCCATCTCTGTGTCGGGCGACCATGGGGGGCGCAGGGGAGGGGTAACTGTGGGTTGCGGTACTGTTTCTCCTGGCTGCAAACCGGTTGGTAGCGGAGTGGGTTCCCCAGTATGGGAGGGCTCAGGGCGCAATGTGCGCCCTGGCATTTCGGTAGATTCGGGGTTCTCTATTTTGCCTCCCCTCACATCTGAGAGGGGCTTGCCTTTATGGGTTGTAGATACTTTGGCTCCCTTCTCGGGAACAAATTCCGAAACCCCAGGGTAAGGTTTGCCGGTAAACACCACCTCGGTTTGCTTGCTGCCAAAATTTAATTTGATACCAGTATCTGTTATCTCAGCATTTTCAAGGTTTTCAGCCCCATACTTCTCAATCATGTTCTTGAGAAGCAGGGCATCTTTCTGGGTAGCATTCTTAACAAGGTGCCTACCCGTTTTGCTAACCAACTCAAACGGAGTGGGGTAGGTGGCAAAAAGAATACCCATGGCTGCACCGGATGTAGCCATCTGGGAAACTTCATCCAGCGTGGGCAAACGACCTTCATGCCCTATCATTTCAGAAGCACCAAGGCCGGTGGCAACTGTAGCCTGCCCTGGCATCTGGTATCCTAGTCTGGTAAGAAATCCCTTGGGGCCCTGCAATCCCTGGCCAAGACTACCAACTCTGTGCATTAACGTGCCCTCGGCAAGTCCCTGGCCAAGGCCTTTAATAGCACCCAAGGAAGACTCTAATAGTCCACCCTCTTCCGCCCCCTGGAATGATCCCTCTACTGCCTTCCTAACACCCATGCCTGTGGCAAAGGCCGGAAGACGAGAGAGCATACCCGTGGCCTTAGATCCAATACTGCCAAGACTAGCAGCCTCCGTTGCCCCACCGGTCATTACATCACCAGCGATAGTGGGCACCAGAGATCCGGCACCTGCGGCCAGGTCTAATCCTGCTTTGCCAAGAAACCCTGAATCCTCCTTCGATCTCTCCAGCCATTCTTGCCTGAATTGCAAGTCTTGCTGCATAGGATCTATGAATTTTTGAGCCCACCACTTATAGGCCTTGGGACTAGCCATACCAAGCAACGCCCCAACGGGCTTATAAAACATGGTTTGCCCAAACTCTTCAGCACCGGCATACGCCATGCCACCCACGAGGCGAGCGGCCTTTTCTGCGTACTGCATTTTTTTGGGATCGTGAGAGAATTGGGGGCCTCTAAAGGACGAGTCAAAATCCTCATAACTCATGCCTTTATCTCGGCCATATTTTCCATACAGGAAGCGGCTTAACCCCTCGTCGGACATGTGATTGTAACGAGGGTGCTTCTCCCTATACTCGTCTATCGTTAGTATAGGCATAGAAAGCTACCTTAATGTGTTAATGTGTGTTCTGGATTCTGGAATATAGAATTACTGCCAGGGGGATTCGTCGTCTTGGAGCGGGGGTGACATCATGCCACCAACACCACCAACATTTGAAGCAGTATAAAAATCTTCCATTGCGCCAGCGGGGCCCTGTTGCACTTGTGGGGGAGGGGTCGACATATTGCCACCAGCTTGGGGATTGGCACCAAATCTTTGCTGGAAATTAATCGGAAGCTGCGCCATTTTAGCCTCGAAAGCCGCCTTAGATTTCTCAACTCCTTCCAAGAGCCTCATCATATTTGCCTCTAGGTGTGCTCTTTGAGTCTTGCTGGTTGTTGAATCCACAGTCATTGCCAAAAGCTTAGTCTGCAAATTCATGCTAAGAGCATCTAGCTCGTCAATCCTGCTCTGGATGTCTTGCTCCTGTTGGGCCTGTTGCTGCGATTCCGCCACCAACATATTGGCCAGCGTCGCAGCACCAGCAGCATTGATCTTGTCGAGGTCTTCAACATTTTCTCCGATAAATTTCCTCAGTCCAGGGAACCTACTATCTATAAGGGTAACAATCGCTTGACTGGTTGCCTTGTTAACTTCCTCAACATATCGTTGCTTCTCGGATTCAAGACCCACTCTGGCAGTAGTAGCTTCGGCACTAGCCCTTGAAGCTTCCGCCGAAGCCTTAGCTGCTTCCGCTTGCTGCGTTCTTAATTCCCTAGTAGCCGCAACTTCCTCACCCCTCGTATAATCCTCTATAAGAGCCCTAACTGTTTGGAGGTCTGGGGGGGTAAAGACTTGTTCCGATCCGGCTTCATCTGGGGAAATCCAACCATATAATGACCGGTCAAGACCAGGGACCTTGTCGCCATACGCTTTCATTAATCCCCTAGAAGTCTGCTCTTCTTGGGCTTGTTTTTCTATGGCCCGCTGCTGTTGCCATGCTTGGAATTCAGACTGCTGCTGACGCAGCTCCATCATCTGCTTATTAATAAGCTGGCCCTGCTCTGATTCCTTCTTCCTTGTTCGCCTATCACGCTCGGCGTTGAAGGCATCCATGAATCCTTGAATAAATGATCCTGCTTTTCCTGCGGTACCCATCTATTTACTCCTTATGCGAATAATGAGCCCCAATCAAAATCTGAAGCCCAATCCATTATTGTTGGGGCAACTGCACCACCAACGCTGCCCATGGCACCATATAGGGCAGCGGTTTCAGCAGCTTTACTCTGCTGTTGAGCAGCTTCTATCTGAGACTGAGCAGCCATCTGGGCGGATGCAAGTGGAGCACCTTGACCTGCAAGGGCTAGGGCTTGGTTCATCAACATTTCCTGAATCTGCTGTTGCCATTGCTGCTGCATCATTGCATAATTGAACTGATCTTGGACTTGTTGGTTCGACCACTGCCTTTGTGATTCGTCTTGACCCATCTGAAATTGTGTCTGTTGATTCAGCCAGTCCTGGTATCTATTGGTCTGCTCCGCACCAGCTCGATACACATCCTGGGCAACATTGCTTTCGATACCAGCGGTAGCAATGCCATGTGCGGCTTGGGCCTTGGCAGCGTCAAGACTTATTTGCTCTTGGGCTAATCCGGCCTTATTGGCCTCCATTTGTTGCTGCATCATTCTCTCAACATTTTGCTGATATACATCCTGTGCTTGTCCGGTAGCAAACTGTTCCTGTCCAACACCCAGTCCGGTGCGAGCCAACTGGAACTCATTAAGGGCAGCTAGGTCTTGCTGCTGCATACCATAACGCTGAGCTGCAGCCTGGGCTGCATTGGCTGCTAGGGCCTGTTGATATTGGCCACCCAGATCAACCATCTGGTTTCCCATTACACTAGAACCGTACATACCACGAGCACCCATAACGTCTCTGAGCTGTTGCAAAGACTCCTCATATCCCCTGGTCGCTTCTTGTTGACCTGGGATCATGAGCTGTTGCTGAAGGGCCTCGTAATCACCACCCATTAATTGCTGAGCATTGGGTAGATTCATTCTTTGGTAGTTGGCCAAAGCAGCATTGGGATCAACCTTCTGAAACTGAGACTGAAATTGTGGTCCCTGCCATGTACCTACTTGTGTCTGCTGGAATTGCGGACCCCCAACAAAGGGGCTATACTCATACTGCCTGGGACCCATCATGTAGGGAGTAATGTTGGCTGGCAGTTCATATGTCTTTGACATAGCCGCTTCCAGAAGGGATTTACCTGTACCCAAACCTACCCTAGCTGCAGCCTCTCCGGCTTCCCCTGGTTCTTCTCCACCTATATTACCCAATGTTGCTGGGGTCTTATAGGTGCCATATTCGCGGGTTGGGTATTGCTGATACGGGTCGTAGTGTGGCCAATTACCGCTTGTTGGCGGCTGAGACAATGGGCTTTCTGGGTAAGTAACATAAAAATCATCATATGGATCTGCCATTTCTTTTCTCCTTAATATCTAAATCCGAATACGCCATCAGCTCTTCCGCCGTAGAGGCCCCCGCCCATAAGTCCTTTTGGCTGATACGGCATTCGTCTGGCTTGATAGTATCCTTGTAAATAATCTTTTAGGGGTTGTGGGTTATATTGCCACGTTGCTGTTGGAGAAGACGACGCTCTGGTAAGTCCCGTTCCAAGATTCTGGCCAAGCTTCCCTGGCGTGGGTTCGCTTCCCTCTGCTGGGGTCCCCTCGCTCGGACTCGGATTTATACCAATGCCTATTCTTCCTATTGATTCGGGACTCATATTTATTCCCATATCTGCAAGGTGGGCTGAAATTTGTGAGCTGACATCTGAAGATTTTTCGCCAAAAAATCCAGTTTCCGCTTCGGCTGCTGCGCGTGCAGCCGCTACAGCCTGGCTTGCTTCTGCCTTGGTGTTATAGTTACCAACCACTGCCTTCAGGCCTTGGACAAACATAGCGGGAGAAGGAGTCACAGCGGTAAGCGCACCTACTTTAGCTGCTATGGCTGCTGGCGCACCCAGTTTATCAGCCGCCAAGGCTGAGAAGAGTCCTTTTACTCCCCTTCCCACAGCGTACTTGCCAAACATTCCTTTACCAAATTGAGAAAACTGACCCACTGCCTCTGCGGCTGCTTCCGCCGCCCTATCGGCTGTAGTAGGTGCAGGTACTCCCATTGCGGCATATGATGCTGGATTAAATCCAAGCATCTTATTGGAGGGAGCTGGACCAACAGCTTTGGGTCCAAATCCAAGAGCAGCCAAGGCGTTAGAAATAGCCTGGCTCGTAGTTGGCGGTCCACTAAAGTGCATAGTGCCCACAGACGAAGGGGCATCTGGGGCATCTGCGGGAGGCATACCAAGTGCTTCAGCGAGCATGGTAGGATTAAAACCTATTTTACCCAATGCCATTGTCTGTCGAGCAGCGGCTTGCGCTGCGGCTTCTGCTTCTGCGGCTTCCGCTGCTGCGGCGGCATCAGCTTGGGCCTGTGATTCCGCACCACTAAAGCCGGTATCACCTTCGGTCCCAGCAGCCGCAGAAGCGGCATCAGATTGAGCCTGTGATTCCGCACCACTAAAGCCAGAAGAACTTTCGGTCCCAGGAGAAGCACCATCGCCTTCGCCGTTGCCATCGCCGTTACCATCGCATAGGGCTAGGGGACCTTCATACTCAAAAGATTCCTCATTAAGAACCTTCAGAGACTCCATGTCGATCACTAATTTTGTGTAAATTTTCATACTCTTCCCTCAACATGCTGCTTACAATATAATCTTCCCATTCGCCGTTCCTAAATTTATAAGCCCTTGATATTCCATCTATTAAAAACCCCATTCTCTCTGAATACCTAAGGCGACCAGGGAGCTTGGTTGTAACCATGGATTGGATTTTCTTTAAGCCATATTTATAAAAAGTGACACCCAATAGAAATTGGGTTAATATGAATGTATTCTCGGGTTTACGATGACCATGGGCGAAATACACATGAGCATTTACCCAATGCTGTGGCTTCAAGTCGGTCCCGTAAAAACATCCAACAACCTTCTTATCCTTAATGATTACAAAGGCAATCTTGATGTACCTGAACCACCAAATGGCAAAATTGGTGACATTTTCCGTTGCCCACTTTTCATTGTCAGCAAAAAACATCTTGGCATCTTTGATAATCCCCCAAATTGGAGGGAGATGTTTTAACTCAAACTCGTGGACTTCGTACCCGAAGGTTGTTTCAAATATTTTCATAATTACCCGCTTACAAGTGCAACCCGTAAGTTTAGCCCTGAAATCCCCCAGGACCCCGACGTTGACCGAAGGGCAAGCATAATGCCCTCGTCTCGGAACACCTGTCTGATTTTCCCCATATAAACAGCAGATTCTCCCAATAGATCGTTGGCATCATAAAGATCGCCAGTGGCATCGTAAACATATAACTCTGAAGCAATGGATTCTAAAGCGATTGTTCCAAGCAAGTAGGCTTGATCCATGTTTGAATCATATGCTTCGACATAGAGTGTTCCCTCAATTTTGTATTGCAAGTGGGGAATAACCCTCTTCAAAACACCCTTTTCTCCCTGGAGGGTGAAAAGCTTTGACCGCAACTCGCAAGCAATATAGAAATAATTGCCATCTGTTAATTCATCAGTTGCAACACCATCTGTCAACTCGTAAAGATACCCATCATTGCTTGCAATGTAAACACTCTCTCCAACCTCGCATAGACTATTCATTTCTTTGTTAAATGAAAGTTCTGTAAAGGCACCACCCTCACCTATGTGTGGATGATAACAGAATATCCTATTGGTATTGTCGTACAGTGTCCAAACAGAAGCATAGTTAGCTAGGAAAGTTACTTCAAAGGGGATAAGAGACGACACTTCATTATTAATTCTGTACCCAAATTTGGGGTCCATTTTAATGTCGCCATATGCTATGATAGTTTCGATGGAGTACATGCCACTATTGTCGGCCAGAATGACATCGTTCATTAGGCCTGTCATTGAGTGGGGGCTTGTGGCTGCGGTAGTCAGGCTTAAATGGTGGGCTTCCCAGTTTGCTGGGGTCCCCGTTACCGTAATACTCCACAGAGTTTTTTCAACCCCAGTCGTTGCCTCACTCGCCTTACTTGCAATTAGGATGTCGCGAATGGAGGAGAACGCGTTAACCTTCAAGCCATCACCGTAACCGGCGCGGATAAGAACTGCGTTGCCAGTGCTGGTGTTCCAATCTGTTTCGTCCTCGGGCCCAGAAAAGTAAACCGCATCCAGAGCACCGGCGTCGTTAGATACAACCCGACTACCGATCTCAAATAATGCGGTTGATTGGGGGGAGTCTGTGATGGTAGTATAGGTAGTACCATCCCACGTTCTGATATTGGTGTTACCGTCGGCGATTAAAAGCTTGCCGTTAAAGGTAAGAAAGGAAGGCTTGGTTGTACTGTCGGTAAGACTACCTACCAGTGTCCATGCCGGAGTCGTACCGGTAAGGACAGCGTAGGTCATTTGGTATAGTTTGCCATCGGCGGCACATACTAGGTAGGAAGTGGTGGAATTCTTAACATAATAATGTAACCCTAGTATCTGACTTAGATTTCCTCCACCACTGATGGCGTTGGTCACATAAACACCCCCAGGCCTGGTTATAAGATTCTTAGTACCAATCTCATAAACCATGTTCATACAGTGTGTTAGCGCATTGTCTGGGATGCTCCTTGGATCTTGTGACCTATCTAAACCACCAGAGAAATCCACCATAATGGGGAGGATGTCTCGATGTTTCGCTGATCTTCTTGCCATTGATTACACCTAAACTTTTGAATAGCTACTTGCTCCCTTGAGCCACCCCTTGCCTCTTATTTTTTTGGGGAATAATCCGGAAAACTTCCTCGCTACAGCTCGCTCAAGAGACTTGGTGAACTTGTTGTCCATCGTTATATCCATCTCGTCGACGTTCTGGCAGAGCAAGATAACGTGTTGAGCTATGACGAAATCCATTCTGCCACTCCAGGGAAGCGTGCTATTTACAGTATAGGCAGAAGCATCAATATTCGGCCAATACCACAGAGTAAGAGATTCTTCCGCAGATGGTGTTCCCTTGAGATAGAGTTTGTCGTCATACCAAAGACAATGAATAAGCTCACCAGTAGTGTAGATGCTCTCCCAGTCTTCTTCTGTCTCGTGAATCAACTTTTTCTTGGTGGCAGGTCTGAAAACATGTATAATGGAAGCAAGCGGGGGAGACAGAGTAGCAAGACTAATATAGTCTTGGTTGATAGTGGTAGTAAGGGTTGCCTTTTTCTTGGCAAACTGAAGATTAAAGCGGTTGCAAATAGAGTCTAACTGGTCAACCACCTCAATTATCATATTTACCAAATTGGTATCACTCCACCGCACATCATTTTGGTCATCAAGCTTGGGCCTGATGTGTTTATCAATGAGGTTTTGGATGGTCATTTGTTACTCCTGCCAGCTATTGATAACTACCCTGATTGAACAATCGGCGTCGAGACTTGTCGGTGTAACGGTAATGCTGTCAAGCATGCCGGTTACCAAGATGACCTCAGGAGCTGTTCCGGAGGTATAGTCGAAACCGGAAGCATCTGTAATGTCTCCTGGGGAAAGGTGGTGTTTATAGGCTAGGGCACCAGAACCTGCATCGGCATCATGAAGTGATCCGTCGCCAACACCGGCTGTGGTTCCGCCTAGTGTGCCAGAGCCATCCATGGTTAGGTTGGACGCAGCTTCGGTGAAAACGATAGCGTTACCCACTGTACCAAGTTCGCACCAGGTAATAGTAACGGTGTCGCCAGCTCCATCAGCAGCGACAACATAAAAACCATCGGCTCGCTTGAACTGAGCGTTGGGGCCAAAGTCGGCCTTGATGGCAGCAACAATATTGGTAACGGTAGCGGCTGCAGTTGCGCCTACGGTGATCTCCCAGGGGTGATTCCTGAGGGCAACAAAGGTCCATGTCCGATCATGAATGGTAATGGTTCCGCCAACCGAAGGTAGGGCGGTTAAAGTGATTGTCCCAACAGCAGCAACAGAGGCCAAATGAGACGAAGAGATGACCTGGTGCCGATTCATGGTAGGCGGCACGCCAAGGGAAATAGCTGATGCGGAGAGTAGAGACTTCTGACTAAAAGACTTCTTCATGGTACTTCCTCCTATTTTATTATTATGCGCCCCTTGCGACCAGTGTTCAGCCTCGGGACGGTCATGTATTCTCGGTTCCTTTGGAGCCACTTTTTCAGGTCCTTACCTGTGACTATGTCACCGGCTTCTCTGGCCTGACGTTCTAGCTCCATAAATTCGCTGATAGGCATCTCGCCTATAACTCGGTGGCTTCGCTTTTTGCTGAAACCATTATTTCCAAGTGTGCGCTCATAATGAGCTTGTTCCATTACAACAGCGGCATCGTAAGAGGTAATACGAGTAATCTCTCCCGTCTTCTCGTCAACACTAATGTCGTACCTCTCCATTTCATCCTTGGCCAATTTTCCTGGCCTCAGAGGTCTTCCCAAACGATCTACTAACATATAGCTCTCCCCTAATTTTTGGGGCCAGTGGAGGGACTTGAACCCCCAACCATGGGTTTACAAAACCCCTGCTCTGCCATTGGAGCTACACTGGCTTGAAAAATCCCTGGAAGGGGAGGGAATACCTCCCCAACCAGAGAATTATGGTTCCGGACTTACGGGATAGCTTACGCAGCCACCTTGGTGAGTCTCAGGATTTCGGCGTTGGCTTTCTCGGAAAGACACTTGAGGGTCAATTCCACGTTAATAAGGAATTTCTCATGGTCACCGGTCTTGGCCAGCTTTACTCTCTTGAGCGGACGTAGGTAGCCCAACTCCCACTTAGCCTTTTCATAAATGAGCAGGCGTTGGTAGTAAGTTGCGGTATCCAGGTCTTCGTCGGAGTGCCGTGAGGGGATGATGACGACGGTTCCGAAGTCGGTTTCCATGACGCGGACGGTCATGATAACTTTCTTCGCATCCGCACTTGTGTGGATGTGCAGACGACCATCATCGGTGAAGGCACTTATCTTCCGCTTTTGGGCAGGCGGGGCTAGGACGGTATCGGGATCTCCACCGACCTCCCAGCAAGCTTGAAGCTGGTCGTTAAGAAGCTCTTCGGTAATGTGGTTGGTAGCGGCATAAACCGAACCGAAGGAATAGGTGTTTGTGGTAACCCACTCAAAAGCACCCTTCATGGCGCGAGCGGTCGCGGCACCACCGGCAGCTTGAATCGAGTTAAGCGCATTAAACTCGACGTCGCGGGCGAGGGACTTGGTCTTCAGTCCAGTTTGATACTGGATTTCAGATTTCCGTCCAGCCTTATCGGTGGCTTCCAGGGTTCCTGAGATCAGGAATGACTTCTCAAGAATCTGGGTGTAGTTGTAAACGCGAGTGGGCGGGGTAACAGCGTCAGCCACTGTGTCGGCACCTTCAAGAGATGCGTTCAGCGCAGCGGCGTCCAGGGTGTCCTCTAGCCACTCAGGCTTTGTGGATTTCACCTTGCCCTTGCGGATGGTCGAAATGAACGGCGTATCCGTAGGAGCGATATTGGTGATAACATCACTCAGCTCTTCGCGGAGAGAGTCAGACATCCCTGTGGTATAAGTAATGGTCTTGGTGTCGGCCATTGTGATTTACCTCCTAATGGGATTTAGTCTAACGGGTCTATAAGATCAAAGAGTTTACCCACATCACGCGGGTCATACTCTTGGTTTTTGATCCTACTATGCAGTTGTTTGACCTTCTTGGCTTTGTCAGCAACATTCGACTCAACAGTAGCTGCTCCGGTTGCTTCTAGGAGCGGTGCCCTTTCAGTCTTAACTACCTGCTTAGCCCCAGGGGGCGTAACTAGGGGCTCACCGGCTGGAACTGTTCCCGCTGGGGGTGTTCCTGCTGGGGGCTGGCCAACTGGGGGCTGGCCGACTGGGGGTTCACCGACTGGGGGCTCACCGGCTGGGGGCTCTTGTTCTTGCCGCTCTTGATACTTTGCGGCAACCATTTCCCGCATCCAGTTATATGCCTCCTGATAAGCGTCAGCGTCGGTATCCCAGGTATTGTAAAGGGCCTTAGCTGCGTTTGGGGGCAGGCTTTCAAGGTAGCCAAGCATCGCCTTGTGAGTAACCTCACCAAGGGGATCGACTTGCCGTCTTACTTGAGGGGTAACCTGAGTCACACTCTTTTTGACGGTGTCCAGCTCTTGTCTTAGGTTGTCAATGATCGGCTGTACCTGCTTCATAGTGTCGCGGGCAGCTTCCCATTTAACCCTCTCCACCGGATCTTCAGGGGGAGTGTCATCAACCTTGGGTTCCTCAACCGGCACTGGGTGGGGTGGTACTGGCTGTGCTGCGGCCTGGGGGTCATACGTCTGCAGATATTGGCGAAAATTGGGGTCGCGATTGACGAGATTAACTAATCCCTCATACCCTGTTAACCTCTTCTCTCTTTCTGATAGGGCCTGGGTTTTGCGGGTGTAATCCTCACCTTTTTGGGCCAGCTCTATGAGTTGGTCCCTGGTAAGCTCCATCTCTTCGCCTTGGACCTTGATCTTATATGTTTCGGAAGCGGGAGGTTCCTCGTGGGGCTCCTCGGGCTTTACGCCCTTATCCTCGGGTGTCTCTGCCACGGGCTCTGGTTTGCCTGCGGGTTCACCTGCAGGTTCCTCTGTGGGTTCGCCTGCGGGTTCCTCTTTGGGCCTTGGAGTGCCGTGGTCGACGATGTTGTCACCGCCGTCGGGATCGCCAAAATATGTTTCAAGGTCTACTTCTTTCTCTTCGGAGTCCTTTGGTTGCTCCGCAAATGGGTCAACCGGAGGTTGGCCTGTTGGCTCCTCTTTTGGTTTAAATTCCATGATTTCTCCTAACGTGTTAGGGTGTGTTTTTGTGACATGACTCAGCGGACTATCCACTGTTAGTCAGGTAAAACTGGGAAATTACTTAAGATTTTCCGGAAGGGTTTTGGCTGCACTGTAGGTGGTGTAGCAATCGTCTTTTTCCACCTCAGTGTCCGCGCCTTCTTTGACTGGCTTGGGGTCCTTGGGATCTGGACCTGGTTCTTCTGGTTTCATAGGATGATAATAAATTTTTAGGTGGTATAGCATTATTCCCACCAAAAGGGGTGTATAAGTAAATGGAAAGTGCCTTGTGGCATTTTGTTAAAGTAAAGAATTACATCAATAGGACTGCAGGGATCAAGATCGCTTTCCCAAACCACTCCCTTCTTTGGCCCGCCCAGCCATCTCCCCCCTGTATCGGAGAGATATGCTTCTCTGGGCACGAAATACACTTCATCAAGAAAGTAGCGGCGAAGGGACAGGGTTTGACCGTCCCATGGTTCTGGGCACTCTTTCCACATTTGATAGTTGATAAGGTCTTTTTCTTTTAAAAATTTGTCGCCATGTGCTGCGGTCCAGTTGACACTGTCTGTTGCAACGCGCAAGAAATGTAGGGGTTTTATAATGCAGTCCTTAAGTGGTATATCATCCCTAATGTGCTGTGTTAACGCGTTATTGTGCAACCCGACATAATGATTCAGGCTACGCAAATATTGAATGGCACGAGTAAAATCCTTGGTGTAGTCAAAATACTCAGCAGTTGGAAGTAGGAAAAAGGTGGAAAAGAATCCTTCCTTATTTTCCAGCTCAGCTATCGCTATAGCTTTGTCCAAGTCGTGGTCAACATCATGCCTGATGACAACCTTTTTCTCGTTGTCCTGTATGGCGGCTTCATCAAAGCTAACATGCTTTGCACGGATTAGCCTTAGCAACGCAATGTAATCACCAACAAGCTTGTCATGCCTGGGACCCACCATGAACTTTCTCATAGGATTTCATCCTCAGGAATGCGACCCACATCTCGGGCTGGACTTCCCACATACTGATGAAATGGCTTGGTGTCCTTCGTTACTACCGAACCGGCTCCAACGAAGCACTGCTCCCCGATAACAACACCTGGGAGAATAATGGCTCCTGCTCCGATTCTGGCACCCCTCCCTATAATAGGAGGTTGTCGGAGTGGGAGTTGCATGTGCTGCCTTTTGTGCCAAATCCTCTTAGTATTAGTGGTTATGACACCTGGTCCGATAAAAACATGGTCCCCAACAATGGTACCGATAGTAAGGTGAGCATGGAGGTTGATGGAGCAATTCTTGCCAATCTTACAGTCATCATAGATAACGACATACTCCCTAATGGATGTCCCGTCACCTATAACTACTCTAGCTCCAATAATCGCAGTGGGATGAATGTAGACATTGCTCATTTTACCAACTTCTTGTAGAGATCAACGATTTTATCCACCTGATCTTCCATGCAGAATTTGGTTTGGACCTTCTTTATCTTCTCGCGGTACTCCTCGTGGAGGTGGTAGATTCCAGGGATCTCAGCCGGATCGCTGATGACAACACCCAGGTCATACTTTTCAACCCATTCTGCCGGTTCTTTAGCATTTAGGCAGATAATGGGAAGACCCGACAAAGCGTATTCAAACAGCTTATTGGGCATTGAAGCATCCCATTGGTGGTGTCGCCCAGTGGTACCGATTAGACCCCAATCATACCTGGTTTGCTCCTGAAGGAGTGTAAGGTAGTGAACACGAGGGTGCATCACACAACTTAGGTTGCCGTAGACTTCCATTGTTGGAGCGTGCTCATGTCCGCAATAGAGATGGAATGGTATCCCCATATCTCTTAGGACTTCTGCCACCCCAGTAAAGTCACGGTAAGCAAAGTCATTGGTATCGTTCTTTAGTCCAACCCCACCCTGGTACATAATACCGTTTACCCTGGTCTGTTGGGGCGGAACAAAAAGCTCGTTATTCACCATTGAGTAAATCACCTCAGAAGGTTGAGTAAATTGGAAATGCTTCTGAGATAAGGTCTGGTAACTCTGCGACGGAAAAATTAGGGCGTCGACCCGATTAAAGGCATCTCGCTCTTCCTCCATGGCGAAGGTTTCACCCCTGATGGTATCTAAATCATGACAGTCTAAAATGACCGGCAGTTCTGGCCTTGTCATCTTTGCTACTGTCGCCATCCAGGTGGGCTCATTGTGAACGTGGATTAAATCAATTCCCTTCACAAACTTGAGCTGATATAGCATCCGCTCAGGGGTATCCCACATTTTTACCCATGGGGCGCGATACATGAAATCGGGATGGGAGAAGTCTTTCTGCATAAATATGACCTCTATGCCATGGTCGCTATTGGCCATGGCAGTACCCATCTTCATTACCCTAATACAACAACTATGACTCAAGTAGAGGACTCTCATGGGACTCCTTACTTGCCGATTATGATGTACCTTACTGAAGCAGCCGCTGTCTGAGCGATCAGGGTCGGATTGGAGGTGCTAGTATGTTTCCAGCCCCACAACTTTACCTGTCCGGTAGCAGGCTCTGTCCAAGTGATCTTAACGCACTTGTTAACATCATCAGCAGTAGCCTCTTCCAACTCAGCAAACACAGCGTCGATCTGCGCGAGGGCCTCTGACGAATCTATGGTGGCAGAACCATTAAGATTGGTCGTACCAACAATCATCTTCCAGCCATAGGCACTGAGGTTCGCAGCAGTTACGGTTTCAATAACATTCATCAAACCGCCACTTTGCTTTATTTTAGTCAAGTTTAACATTGCCTTTTTGCCTCCTGGTTAATTTTAAAGCAATCCTCGTTTCTTTGGAGCCTTACCTGCAAGAAGCAAGTCGGCATCCTGTCCTTTCTTATCTAAAGCCTGCAGGGTTATCCTAACGTCCCTGATTGCGTCCTTCTTTGAAGCGTAATGAGAAAACTTTTCTGTCTCGGCTGGGCCCAGCTCGTTGATGATCTGATTATAGGCACCCAAAACTTCCTCCAGCGTTTGCTGCAGGAATAGATTACTTACCAGATCCCTTGCTTCCTGACCCTTCCTTGACGTCTCCCCCAATTTCTCCATCTCCTCCGGTGTCAACTTCTTCTTTTTCATCTTCCTCCCTCACAATCCTGTAAGTTCCGTCTTTCTCAAGGCACTCCATTGAACAAAACGGTCCAATAAGTACCCTTGTCTCGTCACTCGGAAGCGGCTTGCCCTTTATGCTGGCGAGTACAAACTTTTTTGCCTCAGTATTAAGTTCATACCAAGTCACCGGCCTCCACTTTTTGCAATCCGGTTGAGCACAAGAATAATTGAATATGGTTTTATCCGGTGCTGGGACCACCGGTATTGGCTTCGACATTGTCTCCTCCCTTCGGCCCAGGCGGACTGTGCGGCTGCAACATGCTCTGTGCTACCTGCTTCGCTCTCCCCTCAATTAATTCTGGTATGTTTTGAACAATCGCTTCCAGTGGTGGCATACCTTGCTGCTGCAACTGTTGATACTGAGCCATTACTTGCTGCAACTGCACCTGCATTTCCTGCATTTGCTGCTGCATGGTTTGTAATGTGTCAAACTGTTTTTCGTCAAAGAGCAAGTCATGGTATGGAACCCCAACCAATTTGCCCTTACGTTTTAACGCCTTGATAATGTGTTCCGGACCCATAACACCCATCTGAATACCAGCCTGAACAGCAAATTGCACAAGACCTTCTAGGTGGTGAGCCTGGTCTACTCTGTCCTGAGGACCAACGCCCACATCTATCTCGATCTCGTATTTACCACCCAAGTCTTCTGGGTTAATTCGGATCTCAGAGCCAACAACATGAACGGCATCAGTCGGGGGCCATTTCTGCAGGATGCTTATAACATCCCGAATGACCAGCTTGACTGTCCGGCCAAGTCTTTTGGCAACAAACTTCTGACGTTGCTGACCTGCTGATTGAATGAGGTTGATTCCAGTAGCGGTTTTGTTAAGAGAGTTTGCGTCAATGCCTTGGTTGTAGCGGGACACGCCCGACTTTTGCTCGACCTTTGCCTCTCTTTTCTCAATAGCATCGAGCAGTGTACGGCCTGGGGGTTTCGGCCTTATCTCTTTAAACCGATCGTACTGGCCAATCAGCACATCTCCTACCTGTCTGTCTGTCCAATCGGTTGCCAGCATCACATCATCAGTAATCATGGTGCCGTAAGCCGATTCAGCCGACGCATCGGTCAGGAGACGTTGAAGGTTGGTTAATTCCTTTTGGTCGTCCTCTAACACTAGAGGAAGTGGCTTACCCTCAAGTCGGTGCTGCTGCCGATACACGGCACCCACCCTAAAGTGCAACACTTCTTTCTCACAGACGGAGATAATCACCGGCTCCAGCATGCCGTCGTTGTCTACATCTAATTGAGTATAAACCTCTTTCACATAGACTTCGTTGGCCGCGAGGGTAAGCTTCTCGTTGGTAGTGTAGGGTGACTCGTCAGTTTCATCGTAGGTCATATTGTCAACACTGTAGAGGATTTGTTTTTCCTCTGCAGTTTCGTCAACATATGCACCTCTCTGTCCAAGTTTGTCCTTTACTTTGGCATGGCTACCAGGCTTATAACGACCCTGCTCTTCACCCAGCTTGATGTCGGCCAGGGATTTCTTTACCCTGTGCTCAACATACTTGGTTTTCCGGTTTATAGCCTTGGTCCCTGGTAGAGTGTAGAATTCCCACGGGGGAACAACTTCAACTCGGGGGCCAGCGAAGATAAGCTCATTCTTCACGGCCTTGACATCTTCAACCCCTTCCCAGTAATAGCCGCCAGCTTTGTCAAATTCCTGCACCTCAGTGTAACGTGTTACAGTGACTTCTGGGTCATCAAGGAGTTGCTGGAACTCTTCCTGCTCCATTCGCGCCTTGTTGATAATCGTGGTATCGTAATCCTCAACATAGTAAACTTTGAAGATCCCATTGTGGTACAGAAGGGCATCGGCGCAAAAATCGTCAAGAATATCCTCGCCCTCTTGGGCCCGAAAGAGTAGGAAGCGAATGTATTCCTTAAGGTTGTCTACCCTCTTTCTCGGGTCATCTTGATCTCTGCCTTCAATGGGGGACGATTTGAGGGCAAAAAAGTCGGGAGAAGTGAAAATTTCGTTAAGTCCAGGCTTGAGCCATTCGATCACATCGAATACTGTAGAGGCTACCGTTTGTGACCATCCATCGCGCTCGTTTCCGTATGGATCTTGGTGGTAATACCTATAGCATTTGATACGTTCCTGGCTCTTCTCTCTCTGAAATTGTTCCGCCTTGTCCATTAATGGAGTCAGTACGCGGATTACTTCGTCATCCTTGATTTTTATGTGAGCCATATCCTACCTTTTAATAGCCCCAAGGGACCGGAGGTCTTCCTCAAACCTCGCTCAGCCTTTAGCAGGGAGCTACCCGCAGCCTGGTCCCCCAGGGGAGGAAACTAAGTAACTAAGCGTTTTCTTTTAAATTTTTTTCTCTCGTGGTGGCCTCGGGCGGCAACATGAAAAGACAATACAAGTGCGTCTGCTAGGTTGGGTGATTTTACCCCACGCTTTTTCATGTCGTCTTTGGATTCAACCTTGATTCTGCCGCTGATATTGGGTCTGTAAGTGGGGGTCGATAGTTCGACCATTAGCTTCTGAGCCAATGGGAGATCGGGGCGAATGGAACATTGCTTTTCATCAAACCATTCGCGGCATCTCCACCATAATTCGTCGCGCAGTCTAGCAAATCTTTCTGAGGTAGCCGCTGATTCTGCCACATTGACACATACGGTCGGAACGCCCCATTCCCTGAGTAAGTGGGCAACACCGGCTCCCCAAGATATTGCATCTACAGCTACAATGCCAAATTTCCCTTCGTGATACCGGTCTTTGACATGAGCTGCTATTCTTACCGTATCGTCTAGGCGAAATTCCTCAGCCCATACAACGGTTGATCCCTGCCTTACTACAAGGGCAGAGGGGTCACCCCCAAGTGACATTCCGACATCGAGGCCAGCTACACTGGGCATGTTGTGGTAGGCCACTTTACGGGCCAGGGCTTTCTCGATGATTTGTAGTGGTATAAGAATGTCGTCAGAGGAAACGTCGAAACTGCAATAGTATTCCTGCTGTATCAGGGCTTCAGACATACCCTCCCTGCGGTCCTGCTCTATATCGGCTTGAGTAATAACGGGATTACCGTCTTCGTCTCTGGTGTCGTCTATGGTTAGCTTCTCAACAAACCACAGGGGATCGGAGAGAGCGTGGCGATACATTTCAAAATAATGATTTCTGCCGCGAGGAGTTGACTGGAATAAAACCCACCCATCATTCTCTCGGACGATTGGCCGGATAAAATCCCAGGCTTCTGGTTTTTGTAAGGCAAATTCTGAGTAAACTAAACCGACTGGGTTGGTTCCTACTATCGCGTCTATGTTGTCTGAGCCGATAACCTGGATAACACTACCGGTTACCAGCTTCACTTTCATTTCTGTGGCGTTCTTGCTAGCAATCGTCTCTTTCGGAATGTGACCCAAAAAGGGAAAACCCTGCTTATCAATACCATCAAAAATAATTTTTCGCGCTTGTGTGAGTAGCGGAAGTATGTAAAAGTAAACCCCAACGCGTTCAAATGCCTTTTTGATAAGGATATTCCAGCAGGTCTTATCCTTTCCTGCTCGCCGATGCACGACCCAAAGCCCACGCTTACATCCACCATCAAATGCGGCACAGATTGGTAGCTGGTATATGCGAGGCGTAAAGGCATGAGGTATTTCAATTATGGGCTTTGCCATCTAATTTGTTGCCGATGATTTGGAGGGCAATAGAAGATAGGTCCCAATCAAGGGGGGATTTTGTTGCGCCTGCAACTCCACCCTCCTCGCGCTGAGATACTGCGGATTCTCTCAGTTGGCGAAGGGAGGTGTTTGAAAACGCATAAAAATCAGCGTTCTCCTCGTCTACTGCTAGCTGGCCGGAGGGACTAATTGGGAGCGGAAGGGGATCTCCCTGAGGTTCCTTTCCGTCGTCTTCCTCTTCCTTTTCGCAGGTACAATTCTCACATGGTTCTTCGCATTTATCCATCGTTACCCTCGTCAGTATCTATGATGGAGAAAGAATCTAGGACAGTTGGTCTGGGTAGGTCTTCAAAGTCGGTTACAAAAAAATCCTCTCCGTTAGCCCCGATAAACTCGTCAACGGATAGAATTTTTTTCTTTGCCATTAGCGCATCTTTGACCTCTCAAGTTTGATACATAATACCACTATAAGTGGAGTTTGTCAAGTTGTTAGGATGTTTGTTTCTTTTCCAGCTTCCTAATAAGGTACTTTTCCAGTATCCTAGCAACCTTCTCCTTCCTCTCATAAATTGCTGAATTGTGGGGGTATTCCTCCATGCTATTGCGGCAAGCCACATATGTCATAAATGTTTTCAGAAGAGACATAGTTACTCCTCCATCAATATTTGTGGATTCTCCCTTACCGCATCCCTCAATAGGCGCAAGTCTTCCAACAACGAACTTAAATCAAGTTGAAGCTTCTCCACTTCTTCGTTGGTGAGACGTCTAAATAAATTCTTCATATAAGTTCCAAAAAAGTGAGACTGGGGGGCTAGGCCCCCTAGTCTCGGGGGGTGTCTGGGGGGGGAACCCAGACAGCAGACCGTGGTGGGAGGGTGCCACGGTGCGGGGGAGTCAGGGTCGAGGTGTAAAAGTATTGACTTGTAGGAATAAATGTGTATGATTATACACAAAGAGGAGCTGCCCCAACTTCGTACCAGCCAGTCTCCCCTGGTGGCGCGAGGACTAATCAAGCTCCTCTTTTACTTTAAGTGCTCGAAGCACAAATCGCAGAGATCATGACTACCGAAGTCATTCATGCCGTCTTCTTCGTATTCGGCACCACAACAACAGCACTCAAACAATATTTCTTTTTTCTGCATTGCCTACTCCTTTATGCACATTCTGGTGGATCTTCATCCAGTAATGGACAGGGGTTATTTAAATCTAGCACTGGATTATAATCTTCCGGAAATCCCAATGCTTTCAGTCTTCTTCTTTTTGACGCATCTGGGCCGTACTTCTTCTCGCGTTGCTTTTTCTTGAAATATTCGTAAGGGATTAAGTCTCCCATCTTATTATCCTAGAAGGGGATGTCGTCGTCGTCGTCGGGCTCGTTGTCATACCCCGAACTGGGGTGAGACTCTGCCCCTGAATCACGACGCGTACCAAGCATCTGCATTTGATGGGCAACGATCTCTGTAACCCAGCGTTTATTCCCCTCGCTATCCTCCCAGGATCGGGTCTGAATCCGGCCCTCAATATAAATCTGTCGGCCCTTCTTCAGGTATTCACCGATGATCTCGGCCAACCGGCCCCAGGCGATAATGCGATGCCATTCTGTCTTTTCGTGTTTCTCACCATCCTTGGTCCACTTCTCGGTGGTAGCAAGGCGCAAAGTAGCCTTGGCAGTACCGGACGGCGTGTAATTCAACTCGGGATCTGCTCCCAGGTTACCCACAAGTATGACCTTGTTTACCATTTTACTTCCCTCCCTTTTTGGCTAAATAGCCTTTCATTGCTTTCTCAGCGGATTCCTTTGTTTTGTAAACACAGGGACCCGTACCGATCCTCCATTTTCCGTTACTACATTTACGAACTGGCATTTTTCTTTTTTCCCCTTCTTTCCTTCGGAGCATGAACCAAGCAGCCAGCTACAAGCATAAAAGATCCTGTCGTTAGAAGTTTGCACCCCGAGCACTTCTTCGGTCTTTTACTTTTTTGGGGGTCGGTTCCTTCTTCTCGCATCGCAACTTCCTATCATCCCTACAGGGGACTCTATTTTTGCAGATTGCAGGACAGTCTTCGCCCATTTTCTCAAGGCACATTTCGTCACACTCAGAGCAAGTCAAAGCGCAATTCATTATTTCCCATCCTTAAATACTCCAAGGATGGCGTATCCAGCTATGTCCTTGAAGGGTGATTCCCCGAAAGCATCCTTGCGAGTGGCTATCCTGAATAATTTATCCAAGATTCGCACGATAGCTAACATGTCATCGTACTGCTCGGGCTGTAGCCCATCGGGGTATAATTCCCTTAATATGGCCCCAGCCTTAGAAAATGAATCGCCGTATGCTTCGTTCTTCTCCGCACACAACTGGCCTATTTCTGTACCAATTTGGGTCAGGCGATGATCGTAATAACCTGCTTGTTCGAGTAGCTTCTTAGTGCTATCACCCAGATCAATACGTAAATCGCCCCCTGGGGGCTCGAATTTTGCACCCCTCATACACTTATCGCATGGTGATTCTGAAAATTTCACCCTAACGTATTTGCAATGCTTACACTGGTCTGGTAAACCCATTTTCCCCTCCCTATGCTATTCGTATAATCATATTGGACGGCTCAAACGAATACCGTGTCTCTCTGTACGCAAAATAGCCGACGCCGCAATCAGGACACGCATTAAGGCCTCCCCTAGAAAAAGGTACCCACTCGGCCAGGCACTCGATGCAACGTACCCTGATTTCTTTAAGCTTTTTCCCCTTACTGTTGTTTTGTAGAAAGCTCATAAATCCTCCCCGTTAAAATTCCACTTTTAATGCCCACCAAATGAAGGTTGGCATTACCCCCAATTCAATCGAGTAATTCTTCCACCCGATGCTCCCTGTCGGATAAACCGCAGGGCTTATGTTGCCAAGCCACTTGATATTTGTTGGTATGTCCTCTCCGTAACCGTACAGAATGCCTGCATACGCATTGGCCCTTACCCAGAGATTTTTATTCTGGGGGCTAAAAATCTTCTTGGTATGAAAGGCATATCCCCCAAAGACCGTATCGTTATTGTAAGAGTTGCTGAAGTAGGCGAATGTCCACCTATCAACCTCAAGACACACTAACCTGTTCTCTATTCCTTCGTTGTGCTTACCGGTATAGTGATGTGTCCATAATCCAAAGCTAAGTGCGCGTTCCGCACGAGTCGGGACAGGAAGGAGGATCAGGAAAAGGATGGCAAATAGAAAAACCTTTTTGCACATTCCCTACCCGACCTTGCATTTCTGTTGGCATTTAAGACACCAAATCAAAACACCTAAAGGTTCAAAATCTAGGGCTGCATCTGCCCTTACATAGACATTCCCACCCCCACAGTCATTACAAACTATGGTAAAACCCTGGCCCTTTTCTTCCGGACCAGCCATATTATTGTCTTTCCCGCGCTTGCTTCCTAAGATTGCCAAGGTCCCCCCCTTGGTGGATCTGGCCAGTTAAAGGCAAATCCTTATTCCACAATCCTTGTAAGGATCGCTCTCCGGCGGCTCCGGATGTGGATACGGAAATGGATATGGCCAAAGTCTGATATGGCCTCCCAGGCTCTTGCCAGACTGAGGATATTCCAAGCCAGTGTCATTGGGTTTTTCCGTTCCTGTCTTGACCTTGTATTCTTTGTTCATTTACTTCTCGCCTCATTCACGTAAATGACCATATATTTCAATGTGGCTCAACATTATCAAAATAAAAACCCACCAAGAAATTGTTCCCTTAAAAGCTAAAATAATTCCCAGAATTACCCATACAGGCCAAAAAACATTTACTTTATCAATGGTCCACTTCACATTTACCTCCCAAGTGTTGGATGCTTGGGACCACATGGTTTAAACATGGGAACTTCACAATCAGGGTCACAACCAGGATAAGGTATTGGTCCTCCATACGGAGGCTCGGGCCACCTATCGCCTTCGGGCCACGAGGGCCAAAGCATGGGAAAGTCCTCACTGGGATCGGAAGGTGTCATCGGATCTCTTGGTTTGTTCCCCTGAGAATCACAGGGTTCCCATCCCCAATCGCCAACCCCAGGATTGGGTCTATATGCGTGTGGTCTGACCCTATGTCTTGGTTTCCACCAGTCACCCTCGTGTGGTCTTATTCTTTGTGGACTTCCCACAGGCGTATCAGTTGGTTTCATTAAGCTAGGAAATACTTCAGAATCAGTGGGCCAAAGTCGTATTGGCCAATCAACTGGTTTAATCTCGTCGGGTAAACAGACTTTCCTTCCAGGTTTTTCGTCTGGGCCAGAAAATGGTTCGGGATCAGTAGACCAAGGTCGTATCGGAAGTGGATCGCCTTGTGGATCATAAAAAGGTGGTCTTGGTTTCATTCTGTTAATTGTCTCCTATTGGTATTTTTCAACCATGTCTGGGCAGAGAGCGATCGCTACATTCATCAGCCAATGACCGGCTGCGCGAATACCACATCCGGTGCAGTAGAGGCCAATACCAGTGACAAAAACAAACAGCGCAACCCCCACCTTGGAATAATAGGCAACCTTCTTGGCTAATTCCTTGATTCTCTCCATAGTTTTTCCTCAAATAAAGATTCGCACCACCGCGTTCCTTCGGCCTTTAGCCGACGCTTTCCTCTTAATCAAATGAGCCAACAGCAGTGAATTCGCTGATTTCCTTGTCTGCGCCCTCGTAGGCTTTCTGCATTCCAGCGGCAACGTATTCCATGGTTTTTTCGAGCTGTTTACGCTCTTCGCTGGTCATATCCTCTGGGTCACCGGCCATATGGATCGTGAAATTCCAGTGCTTCTTTCCCGTCTGGTCCAACTCCAAAAACAGCAGGCACATCCCAACGCAGGGGCCCTGCTTTGTTCTACAAATCTTTTGGACAACCTGGGCAGCTTTCTCCGCCCATTTCGCCAGATCCAATATCCCCGTCTTCATCTGGTTCCTCCTGTTTTCTTTCTATCCACTGACACTTGTACTCGCAGAGATAACAAGTCTCGCATGGGTCAACAAACAGGCCACGGTCGTAATGCTCGCATTCGGAACAATCTCTATCGCTTTGAGCTTTCGGCCCTTGCCTTTCAAGCCCAACGAGATCCTCTACTGCAGGCTGTTTCTTCCGGCGTCCAGTAGGGCATCCTTCATCTCGTCGTTGATCTCCTTTCCCATTGTCAGGTTGCAACCCTGGCATCGCAGAACTCCGTTCTCTCCGTCCCCGAATTTTTTGCAAACCGCAAATTTTCCGCAAACGTGACACCAAAGCATGTAGACCTTAAATCCCCATTCAATTAAAATTCCTTCACCTCTATGACTCATGCTTTGCTATCTCCTTGAAGACCGTAACCCAACCATCTCGGGCAATAACGGTTATCTCCTGGTAGTCCCGCAGGGTAATGATGCCACCCTTCCACATAGCGTGGTATGTCTCGTTGACTCCGTTGCCCCACTCTTCCATCTCTTCCAAAATCCACTCGTTGTCTTTTTCTCTTATTTCGCCTACATAGAAATCCACCTTTGCCTTGGTTAGGTTTCGCATGTCATCTCTTGCTTTTTCCATGACTCTAGCATACCACCATAAGTGGAATTTGTCAAGTTGACGAGTTGATCGAGGAAGCTAGGTTATCACTATGATAACCAGATTCCCGTAGAGGCCCGTGGTTAAGCCAAGAATCGCGGGTTTTTTTTGAAACTCAAACAGGTTATCACTATGATAACCAGATCCTTGTAGAACCGCGTGGTTGGGGCAAAATTCGAGGATTTTTTTTGAAAGTGAAACAGGTTATCACTATGATAACCAGATCGGTACGAAACTGCGTGGTTGAGCTAAAATTCGGGGGTTTTTTTCGCAGGTGACCCTATATTTATAGTTATACCTAGTTCTTTCTCCGTAGGTAATGCTTTACTTAATATATATATATTATGTAGCACCTCGCCCTGTAGAACCGCTTAGTTCCTCAAATTTGAACTAAAATCGCTCCAAAAACACAAAAAAAAATCTGCGCGAATCAGCCCTGGAAGCGAATCTGCCCAGATTAGGTTATCACTATGATAACCAGATCACCATGTTTCGTTGCTATCACTGGGTTTTTTGGGGTTTTCTACTTTTTGGTTATCACTATGATAACCAGATTCCTGTGGATCGTTGGTATCACTGAACATTTCGGCAGTTTTTTTGCGAAAAATCTCGTCATACCTCTCTCTGAACTTCTTATTTCGGGGGAAGATAAAAACTCCCCTAGAACCAGTGGACGACATTTTCTTCTCCTCCTCTCAATATATTTGCTATCTTCTGAGTATTAGTCCATTCCTCGTGTCTTTCCTCCAAATGCTTTCTTCCCTGATAGGCCTCACTAGAAGCTTTGTCAACAATCCTGCTTGTCAAATCGGCAACATAGACCTCGAACTCAAACGAACCAAAGCAGTCATGGCAAACAAAAAATTCCCCAAAGGGAACACCCCAGATAAATATCTGTATGTGCCACGTTGAAAGCAGGCCTGTCCCCACCCTCTTCTTGCAAACCTCACAAGGTATAGGGTTAGCCTTTCTTGCTTCAAAATTTGTTCTAAGCTCAATCGCCCGCGTGCCGTTTATCGGACTCTTTATCGACATACACGTTTCTCCTGGTTTTCACCTTCCATACTTCAATTTCAAACTTGGTATGTCCACCACAAGCATAAATGGGGTCCCAGCCTGGACCGCCGATTTTCTGGGTGTATGGTGAGTGACCCGATTTCCAGGTCGAAAATTTGGGAATTTTCTTCCCACAAATCGCACACGCCACCATAGTAAGATCCTCTGGGGGAGGGGGAGGATTCATTTTTCTCTCCTGAGTAGTTAGCCATACGTCAATCTCAAATTGGGTATGTTCCCCGCAACACAACCGATCTGGAGTCCCGTCCATTGAAATAACACCCCACCACCTTCGCTTCCGCCCACAAATACAACATTTTTTCCTCCCGTACCGAAAAAGGTCAACGGTTCCAGTCTTTTTTACTGGATGTCCACCGGCTTTGAATTTTTGGAGGCTTTCCATACCTGTCCTTCAAAATCGGAATGTTTCATACAAATAAATAGTGGTCTTCCACCGTGGGCATGAGCATCCCACCAATAATCCCACCAAATAATCTCACCACAAATTTCACAAGGAATTGGTCGATCACCTGGGGTCATACATCGAGCGTAATCCCCTCCAGCACGAGCCTCCCGCCCGTCAGGGGTCCATATAAATACGTCGCGGGGGTTCGCCTCAGGCCAAATCTCGTCACGTAGCTTTTGGGGTACATGCAGCTTGGGTCTTCGCTTCCCGCGCCTTCCACCTAACATTGCTATGTCAACCTTAGCCCTGGATGTCACTGTTCCCCTTTCCTGCCATATACACGTAGTATTCAAACGGCTTGACCTGCTCGCAAATCTCGCAGATATAAACAGGCCTGCTTCCCCGCTCGCTCTCCTCGTGTGTGTACCACACCCTCTTGCAGGCAGCGCAGGTACGAATAAGTTCAATCAATCGCTTCATTTTTTTGATTTGCCATATACACGTAGTATTCAAGAGGCTTATTCTGGCGGCAGAGGGCACAAATAAAATCCTCATGGGGAGAATGACCCCAGCCTT